TAGCACGACAGCACGGCAGGTTGACACCATACTTTGGCGTGAGTTGCGCATGATGCGTGCGCGCTGTGGTCGCTGCGTGGACTGCAAGAAAGAAGATCCAGAAGGATTTACCATCACAGTGCCGTGCCCACACAGCGCGTGGATTGATGGTGAGATCGGCGAGCTTGCACGCACTGGCCTCAAGTCAGATGACTTCAGAGAGATTGTTGGATTCACTGCGCGCGAAGCTGAGGCAGTGGCAGGAGTCAGCGGTAAACATCTGCTCTACATCTTGGATGAAGCATCAGGCATCAAGCCAGAGATCTATGAAGCCATAGAAGGCAACAGGGCTGGCGGCGCACGCGTGGTGATGTTCAGCAACCCAACGCGCACCAGTGGTGAGTTTTTCGATGCGTTCAAGAGTAAAGAGCGCTTCTATTCGCTGCACACAATCAGCAGCGAGGACACACCAAACGTTGTCTATGGTGAGAATGATCCACGCGCGATCGCTGGGCTGGCATCTCCTGCATGGGTGAAAGAGAAAGAAGAAGAATGGGGCAGAGATTCACCACTATTCAAAGTGCGCGTGTCTGGTGAGTTTGCTGAACTTGAGGATGCAAAGATCTTTTCGATTCATAAGATCGCAGAGAGTGAAGAGCGCTGGGAAAACACACCAGGGACTGGGCGTCTATTCATCGGCCTAGACCCAGCAGGTGAGTCAGAGAGTGGTGATGAAAGCGTTTGGTGCACCAGACGTGGCAAGAAGGTCATCAGCCTCACAGCGCTGCGTGGGCTGTCTCCTGAGGCCCATCTCGTGCACACCCTTGGGATGGTAACGGAGATGCGCAGAGATGATCGCGAGGTTCCTGTGCTGGTGCTGGATAGGGAAGGTGAGACAGGTAATAAGGTTTACAACATCTTTAGTGCGTTTCTATATCCGCTTGAGTCACCACCATTCGAGTTGATTGGAATGCGTGCCAGCGATGCAGCGCACAGGACACCAATCGTTTACGACAGACAGCGAGACGAACTAGCAGCCAACTTGCTCAAGTGGATCAACGATGGTGGCGCAATCGTTGAGGATGTGAAGCTGGCAGCAGAGATGCACGCGCTTGAATGGATAGAGCAAGAGAAGTCAGGCAAGGTGAAGTTGACAGCAAAGAAGGATCTAAGAAAGCTGTTGAAGCGCTCACCTGATAGATACGATGCGCTATCTCTCTGTGTGTGGGAACCTGTATCGGTTGAGGATAAGTTGACACCAAGAAGAGAGATCAAAGCAGGAATAAGCAAACCTAGAAGCATGGATCCGTATGCAGGATCTGACGGGTTTGGTAGACACTAACGTTGACGCGTCTAGTCGTTTTTTCTCTGCCCCTATCCCCTGTAGTCTCGCTAACTTGCGGGCTGATGCTGCTGCCCCTGCTAGGGTTGACAAAATAAAAAACTTGGTGCGCTACACGGCAGATGTAGCCTGCTAGCGCCTATGGCACTGCGCGACAGGATAGCTGCCCTGCTGGGTGTTTCTGCGTTTGCAAAGCCCATGGATGTCAACGCAGGTCCGTCGCTTGACTCAGACTCAGTGCAGAAACTGAGGCGAGAATGGGGAGGACAGATCCAACCTGTCCCAAGATCTCAAACGCGCTGGTATCTGTCAGACATTGAGTCAGCTGAGCTTGCAGCAGACAACGGTAACCTTGCAGGCGCTGCAAAGCTGATGCGCTCTGCACGCAAAGATGGCGTTTACTCTGGTGTCCTCTCAACGCGCACAGGTGGCCTTGTCAGGTTGCCCAAGCGCTTCAGAGGTAACCCGGAGATCATCGCAGCGCTTGAGCAAGGGCATGAGGAGACGCGCTCGACGTTCGATGAAATGTTCCCAGCAACAGAGCTTGCGTTGCTGGCAGCAGATGGTGTTGAGCTTGGCGTTGGTGTCGCAGAACTAGTTGAGGTTGAAGGCAGACAACATCGCTTGATGGTGCGCCTCGATCCTGAGTTTCTGTATTACCGATGGTCTGACAATCAGTGGCTATATCGCAGCATCGCAGGAATGCTGCCCATTACTCCTGGTGATGGAAGATGGATTCTGCACATGCCTGGCGGCAGGATGTCACCATGGCAACACGGCTTGTGGCGTGCTATTGGTCGCGCATACATTCGTAAAGAACACGCGAGCTTTTATCGCGATAACTGGCAAGCAAAGCTAGCCAACAGTGCGCGCGTTGCAGTAGCGCCTCAGGCTGCGTCACAGGAGCAAAAGGAGTCTTGGTTTCATTCTGTCATGGGCTGGGGAGTCAATACCGTTTTCGGCATGACACCTGGCTATGATGTGAAGCTGCTTGAATCGAACGGCAGAGGATATGAATCCTTCCGACAAACGATCGCAGATCAGAATCAAGAGATCATCATTGCTGTTGCAGGGCAGACAGTCACCACTGATGGTGGCGCTGGGTTCGCCAACGCAGACGTGCATAAGTCAATCCGCGCTGACCTAATCAAAGAGACAGCAGACGGTCTAGCACACACGATCAATACGCAAGGCCTGCCGATCTATATCGTTGAAGTGTTCGGCGATGACGCACTAGACAGTGGTGTCATCGTTGAATGGGATGTAACTCCACCCAAAGATAGAGCAGCAGAGGCAACCGCGTTGACGCAGGCAGCTGGCGCAATGAAGGCGCTAACAGACGCGCTTGCGCAGCACGGTTTGGCGCTAGATGCAAACGCGATGGCAATCACATTTGGTGTTCCTGTGGCCACTGAAGACAGCGAAGAAAACGAGGAGACGCAGGCGAGCGTTGAGGTAAGTCTCGCGCAGGCGCTAGACCTTGCAACGCAAAAGGGAATGCAGCCCACAAGCGCAACTGTCATCAGCATTGCCGATCGTTTGGGCGTCAAGCTAGAGCAGATTGATCAGAAGGAAGCGCAGCCGCTAGACCTGTCGCTTGCACCAACCGACGCAGCGAAGATCATCAAAGCGAGCGAAGGCAGGCGCAGCATGGGCCTGCCGCCATTTGGCGATGCGAGAGACGAGAAGACCATCACAGAGATGGGTGAGAAGGCAGAGGCCAGCGCAGAGTCAGAGGGTGATGTTGCAGTGGTTGAAGCTGAGGCAGACGCAGACAGCGCAACGCAGGAGCAAGCGGTATGACTCACGCAAAGAGTCTGGCGATCGGTGGGCCTGCCTCACGCAAGCCAGCACCAAGCGCAGTCAAGATCACTGAAGACACCAGGCAACGCTTTGCGCCCCATGGCGTGCTAGCTCTTCAACCTCAGGCATTCGGGATGCTGTTTGAGTGCGAGGCGCACAGTGAACCTGAGTTGACTGACAGTGGTGTCGCAGTCATTGATATTCATGGTCCGCTGATGAACCATGCTGGCTTTTTCTTTGACAGCTATGAAGCAATCAAGCAGCGCACAGCGGCTGCTATCGCGCTGTCACCAAGAGCGATCGTGCTGGCGATTGACTCGCCTGGTGGCCTGGTGGCTGGTGCATTCGACACTGCGCGAGAGTTGCGCGCAATGGCTGCTGCTGCGCAGGTAGATCTACGCGCACACATCAGTGGTGTTGGTGCATCTGCTGCGTATGCTCTCGCATCGTCTGCATCATGGATTGGCGTTAGTCAAACCGCGATGGTTGGCAGCATTGGCATCATAGACACCATCGTTGATCAGACGCAGCAAAACGCGATGGTTGGTTTGAACGTTCAGTTGATTGCAAGCGGTCTGCGTAAGACTGATGGTAATCCTGATATGCCGATCACAGAGGGTGCACTCAAAGCAGGGCAAGAGCGCGTCAACGCGCTGGCTGAGATGTTCTTTGAGCTAGTGTCAAACGAACATGGCTGGGGAGGTAGCGTTGATGATCTTCGCGCGCTTCAAGCTGGTGTGTTCAACGGCAGGCAAGCCGTAGAAATGAGACTTGCCAGCGAGGTAGCCACGCTAGATCAGACGATTGATCTTGCTACGGCTGGTGCAGTATCTAGTCTGTCGAGCGAGGCAGAGACGAAAGGATCAGAGACTATGTCAATGCAAGATGCGATCGATGCTCTGCGCGAAGCGGCAGAGGGTGACAATGAGGATGAAGCGAAGAAAGCACGCAAGATGCTTTCCGCGCTAGAAGACGACGACGACACCAGCGCCGAGGGTGACGACGACGACGACACCAGCGCCGAGGGTGACGACGACGAGGACAAGCCGGAAGCCAAGAGCGCCGAGGGTGACGACGACGACACCAGCGCCGAGGGTGACGATGACGAGGACAAGCCGGAAGCCAAGAGCGGCGCGAAGGCCAGCGCAAAAGACATTGCTCTGCGCGCACTCGCCAAGGTGCACAACATGGAAGCTGCACAGAAGAAGGAGAAGCGCGACAGGATCCGCGCTGAGTTGATCGCATCGCGTGATGACCTTGCGCCTGAGATGGTCGCACTCCTGCAAGACAGGACAACTCCACTTGCAACCGTGCGCAAGATGGTAAAGACGCTCAAGCGCGGAAAACCTGTCGAGCGCAAGCAGGTCACTGCCAACGCAGCCACTGCCATTGGCACCAGAGGCGAGAACGCAGGCAACGATCGATCGTCTCGTCTTGGCCCAGATCAGAGAGCGTCTTTGGATGCAGCCATGGGCCTTGCAAACACAACCACTGCCATCAAGCATGATGGCAATCGGATGATCTTTGGCGCGAGTGTGCCAAAGACCCAGGAAGGAAAGTAGACAATGTCAGACCGTGCAACGCGTAAGACGTGGCTGGAATACGTCTCGTTTGTACTCACCACAGCGATCTCTGTAGAGAAAGGCAAGCTAGCTTGCATCGATACAGCAACAGGCTTGGTGGTGAATGGGGCAACCTCTCTCACCCTCATTCCCATTGGTTACTTTGACGAAACGATCGCCAACGCAGCCGCTGGGCAAGAAGTCACGATCAAACTCTTTGTTGGAGTTTGGGTGCACTGGCTAGACAACGATGCTGGTGGAACACCAGTGGTAGCGGCTGACCTGCTTGGCCCTTGCTACATCTTGGATGAAACCACAGTGACAGGTGACGCTACTGGCGCATCAGTCGCTGGAAGAGTCTGGGCACTAGACACCGTTGAGGGTGTTGGTGTCGAGATCAACGGAATGAACGCGGGTTAGTCCCTGCACTCAAAGAAAGAAAGAGGTAGACAATCATGGGTGCATTGACTCCTGAGTTTCTATTCGATCTAGAATCGAATATGCGAGTGATCGCAGAGCGCGAATACGAACGGCTGCTGAGCAACCTTTGGTGGCAGATGGTTGCCAAGGTTATGCCCAGTGGTGCAAAGCGTGAGCGCATCAACTGGCTTCTCGACACTGCTCGGATTGAGCGCACGATCGCAGGTGGTGGGCAGGTTTCCTTTGAGGACATCGTCTCGCGCACAACTGAGTTTGTGAACCTCAACGCAGCCGCTGGGCTTGAGTTGAAGAAGGAAGAGCTAGAAGACCATGACGGCAATGGTGTTCAGCTAGCAACCCACTGGTCTAGGCAGATGGGTGCCTATGCTGCTTACTGGCCACAGAAGATGATCGCAGACGCGATCAAGGCCAACGATGACACCTATGATGCGCTGCCCTTCTTCAGTCCGATTGGCACACCACATCTGGTAAATCCGTTCAAGCCTGCCGCTGGTTCGTTTGCAAATCACTTCACTGGTGCAGCAGCTGGGTCTTACCCTGGTGCAGTACCGATCAATGGTGTGACGTTTGACGTTGCTGTCATCAACTTGCAAAAGGTGATCAGCTACATCGCATCGATCGCTATGCCCAATGGCGAAGATCCGCGCATGTTGCGCGTGAACAAGATCATCGTTCCGCCAGCGCTGACTGCGATTGCGCAGCAGCTGACGCAAGCACAGTTCATTGCGCAGGCAGCTGCCACTGGTGGTGGCTCTGGTGACATCTCCGCTGTGATCCGAAACTGGGGCTTTGGCGCTCCTGTTGAGGCTGCTGAGCTTGGCGCTGCGTTTGGTGGCAGTGATACTGACTACTACATCTTGGCTGAGGAAATCACCACCAATGAACTAGGCGCGTTTGTCTACGTTGATCGTGAGCCTTTCCAGATGATCATGCATGGCCCGATGACTGATGCTGAGCTTGCGCGAACGCGCAAACTTCAGTGGACAACGGAAGGGCGCAACGTGGTTGGCAACGGACATCCCTATCTGATGTTCAAGTGCAGCGCCACGTGAGCACACAGAGCGCTTTCTAGCGCTCGACACACACACCACTAGCCCACGCATCCAGACAGGTTGCGTGGGCACAGTGGGTGAAAGCTCAGACGCATGGCAACCTATCTCACATTCGATCTACTCAAAGGGTTGATCACAATCCCTGATGAGTTTGTCAATGAGGTTGAAGCGCGTTATCCAGGCTGGGTTGAAGCGCAGATCGCTGCCTATTCGCGCTGGGTTGAGGCGCAGCTGCGTAAGAGGTACGCAACTCCATTCAACGCATACGATGGTGTTCCAGATCCAACACCACCACAGATCCAGTTCTGGCTAGCACGGCTGGTGGCTGTGCCTGTGTGGTTGAAGCGCGGAGTTGATCCCAACGATCTTCAGTTTGAAGAAGTGCGGACAGATCGCGATAACGCTAGAGAAGAAATCGCAGACGCAGCTAACTCAGAAACTGGCCTCTATGACCTGCCGTTGAAGGTATCCAAAGATGGATCGCTAATCGTGCATGGTGGGCCTTTCTCATATTCCGAGCAGTCACCCTATGTTGCGTTTGATAGGCAGCGCGTGACTGGTAGGAATGAGGATAACAGTGGGAGCGGTACTGGTGGCTAGCGCTGCTGACGAACTGCAAGCGATGGTTGATAAGCTGCGCTCTCTGAGCAAGCTGACAACCACAGTTGCACCCAAGGTTGCTGACGCAATGAAGGGTGAGCTAGCCAAGCAAGTGCGCGAGCAGATCAGCCCAAGCGGCAAACCTTGGCAGCCAGGAGAAAAGGGTAAGCCCATTCTCAAAGGCTCAGCAGATGCAACGCGCGTTGCAGTGGTAGGAACCACAATCGTGCTCACGCTGGAAGGTCACTACGCGAGACATCATCTAGGCGCTGTGAAGGGTAAGAAGATCAGACCGATCCTGCCTACGCGTAAGCTGCCAGGCCCGATGACTCGCGCTGTTGAAGAAGTTATCACAACAGAGTTTATCAACCTGATGGAAGAGTGACAGTGACAGCTGCCAAGTCATACGCTCTGACCTGTCTATTTGATGCTGTGTCTGCTCGCTTTGAATCAGACTGCACTGATGCACCTAACCTGTTTGGTTGGCGCGAACCACAGAAGCATAAGGTCACCACCAGGCGCATTGTCTGGGTGCCTGGCAATGAGACTGGTGACGCAGGCGAGTTGCGCGCAGCGCGTAACCCTGGAAGAAACCCAAGGTCACTGGCAACACTGGCTGAGCTTTTCCACGTGAGGATCGAGGCATACGATCCCCAGTTTGTTGAGGATGAGCGCAAGCAGTATGAAGCTGTGCGCGGACTGTATGATGCATGGGTTAGAGCAGTCTATTTGGCTGCGCATGGAACCTTCCAGATCCTCAGCCAGGCTTACGACATTTCACACAATGAGCGCAGGCACGGTGCAACGCTGATTGTCATCTGTGAGGTTGAAGCTGTTGTCCCTGATACAGCCCACACTGTTGCACCTGTCGACACTGGTGCTGACATCACATCAAGTCTAGAAGACGTTGACGAAAACGTCATAGTGACCATTCCATAAGGAAGAAAAGTTATGAGTCAACCTGCCGTAAATCTGACAGAGCTTGATGGTGCGCTTGGGATTCTTCCTGAGACGTTCGGCAGGCTCTATGCGATCGTTGGTGTTTCATCCAGCGGACCTGTCGACACTCCTTCAACGTTCGCACGCATTCAAGATGTTGTGTCAACGTATGGTGATGGTCCTCTAGTAGAGGCTGCTGCGTACTACATCGAAAAGTACGGCAGGCCAGTTGTCATTGTCCGCACAGGACAAACTAACCCTGGCACCTTCCCTGATGGTGCAGTCACTGTCTTTGTTGGCACTGGCACCAGCGTTGTCACTGTGGACAACGGAGGAACAGCACCCTTCGATGATCTTGAGTTTCACTTTGAAGTCATTGCAGGTGGCACCATCGGGACACCAGGGATCACCTTCCGATGGTCTGTTGATGGTGGTCGCAGTCAATCCCCAGTGACTGCGCTTGGTGCTGCAACCAGCTTCATCTTTCCCACGTCTGGTGGCGCTGCGATTGACTTTGCAGCAGGCACGTTGGTGGCTGGTGACACTGTGGCTTTCACAGGAGATGCACCCAAGTGGACAACTGGCGAGGTTGCATCAGCGCTTGATGCACTGTTCGCCAGTGTCATCAGCTGGGAAATCGCACACATCACAGGCGACATTGAAAGCGCAGACTTTGACACGATCGATCCCAAGTTTACTGGTGCCATTGCCAGCGGGAAATATCGCAGCTGGGTAGGCAATACCAGGATGCCACTGATCGTGCTTGGTGTGGTTGAGACAGAGGCTGCATACAAAATCGCTCTTGATGCGATCTTCACGTCAAAGGCCACTGTGCATGGCGAGGTTTGCGCAGGCGCTGCGCAGACCATCTCTAGCGTTACAGGCAGACAGTATCGTCGACCTGTCTCATTCTCTGTCGCTGCCAGAGAGCAATCAGTAAGTGAAGAAGTAGACATAGCTGATGTCAACCTCGGGACGATTCCAGGCATCAGCATCAGAGACGCAAACGGAAACGCTTTGCACCATGATGAGTCTTTGAATCCTGGTCTGGATGACTCGCGATTCACAGTGCTGCGAACGTGGGATGGTGTCCAGGGTGTCTACGTCAACAGGCCACGCATCCTCAGCGCTGCTGGTTCTGACTTCGATCTTCACGCAAAGCGCAGAGTGCTCAATCTCGCGCACGGTGCACTGCGTTTGTATTTCATTCGTAGGCTCAACAAAGCGATCCTAGTTGACGCGTCAACTGGGTTCATCTTGGAGGAGGAGGCGCTAGACATTGAGAATGGAGCGCTAGCAGCGATGCGCTCGACACTGCGCGCAAAGCCCAAGGCCAGTGGTGTTCAGTTTGCTCTGTCGCGCACTGACAACGTGCTTTCCACAAAGACACTCACAGGCAACGCGCGCGTTATCCCACTGGCTTACCCTGAGTTTATTGATCTCAGCGTTGGCTTTCTCAACCCTGCTTTGCAGGTCATCGCGGTCTGAGCAGAGAGGTAAGGAAAAGTTATGTCTGATGATCTGACAATCAACGGTAACCAGTACAGCTGGGGATCAATCATCGTCCGAGTCAACGACGACAGATACCACGGGTTTACCGGCGTGTCTTACTCTGACTCGCGTGAGCGCGTCAAAGCCTACGGCATGGGCAGACACCATGCGCCACGTGGCAGGAGCAAAGGGAAGTACGCAACCGAGCCTGTCAGCCTCACTGGCTGGAAAGACTCGATCCAGGCACTGCGCAAAGCTCTGGCAGACGCAGGCGATGGTGAGAGTTATGGTGACACTGAGTTTCAGATCTTGGTGCAGTACATCGAGGGTGACCTTGACCCGATCACTGTCGAACTAAACCGGTGTGTGTTCACCAAGAACACCAGCAGCGATGAAGAAGGCCCGGATCCTTTGAAGGATGAAATCGAGTGCGATTGTTTCTTCATCAGGCGCAACGGATTGACGTTGTTTGATAACAGTCAAGCAGCACTCTGAACAACACACACATTAGGGGGATCCTGATATGGCTACAGAAGACAACTCGAACAACGCAAACAATGTTCACGCGCACCCAACATCAGAGAGATCTGATCTAGAGCAGAGGCTAGCTGATGCTCGCTCAAGCAAAGAGAGTCTACGCGAGGAACGTAACAGGCTAGAGAGTGATGGTGAGTTGCTGCGCAAGGTGGTGGAAGCTGAACAGGCAGCCATTGATGAGGCTGCACTGTTGGAAGCAGAGCGCGAGCATGGGGCAAGAAAGATCGCAACGTGCGAAACCGATCTAGGTCTGATCATTCTCAAGCGCAGTCACCCTCTGATGTTCAAACGGTTTCAGGACAACGCAGAGATCAAGACAAAGGATCTAGAGATCCTGGTTAGACCGTGCGTCATCCATCCAGATCGAACGCGCTTTGATTCTATCTGCGAAGAACTGCCAGCCACGTTGACGCGTTGCGCTGATAGGGTAGCCACCCTCGCAGGCATCAGGGCTAAAGAGGTTTCGGGAAAATAGACGAACTGCGCAAGGTAGCCAGGCGTGATCTCAACGCTCGCGCAGTTTGCATCTTGGCAGCGCTAGGCACAGAGGAACAGCCAACAGACAAACAGTTTGTGCGCTCCTTTGTTGGCGCATTCTTCATCGCTGAGGCGATGCACGATCTAAGACAAATCAAGAGACTGCTCACACCCAAAGAGTGACGCACCATGGCCACAGGTAAGACAGTTACGTTTGCACTGAAGCTAGACGATCAAACGTCTGGCGCTGCGAACCAGGCAGCAGGTGCACTTGGCAACCTCAAGAAGACGATCGAGGATGATGTAAAAGCGCTGCGTGAAATGCAAAAAGCTATGCGCAACTTCAA